CTTGATACGCGCTACTCTCTTTAAGTAGCTCATCGGCTGTTCCATTTTTGATGCCATATGTATCAGCTACACGAGAGACGAATTGGCCCGTCTTGATAGCCATGATGTGCTTGGCAACATAGGTCGCGTAGTCGTCCATTGCCATGGAGGGATCTATGTACCACTGCCCACTCCACTGACCTTCTGCTTGAGAGGCAAACAGCCGTTCCTTGCTGTGAGTAGAAGGAAGAAAACGTCCTGTCTGTTCCATACCAAACGCCAGTTCTGGAACAGGTTTAGCGTGTGGCAATTTACCTTCGGCGACGCCATCTGAACCAAGAACATTCCTCGGGAAGTAGTTTCCTCCAGAGGAGACTGATCGTGCGGTGAACGCACGAGTCAGGCCAGACCCAGCAGCACCGAGAGCGTTCTCGAGTTCACGGGCGATATTCGCCATTTCCTCGAATACCTCGTAGGCATTCATCCAATCGCCTTCTATGGGGTTTCCTTGTCCATCGATACGCTGGATGACGTTCCTGACAGACCGGAGTGGATTCTTATAGAGACCAATGTTCTCGATGATGTCGCCTATCGTTGGATCGAGATTATCGGCAACCCAATCCATCTGCTTGCTTACAACATCAGTCGCGGGATCTGTGATCGTCATGATGCTACCGTCAGCCCTGTAACGCTCGACTGAATGCATGGGACCAGCAGCGTTGCCAGCCTCATCGAGGTAATGGGTAGGCTTTCCTGTTACAGGACTTACCATCACCCGTGTATGCCCACGTAAGGTGTATCCAGATTCACCTATACCTTCTTCAAACAATATGCCTTGGTTCTTCGGGCCTACGGTGACGGATGGTATATCGGGCATCACCACGCTGTGATTCCCGCGTCTCTGGGCATCTTTGGCACTACCGTCTAAGAGTCCAGTAAAGCTATTCCCACTAGCGAGAGAAATTGTTCCTTCATCATCAAGTGCTGCGGCTATGCGTCCTGTATAGCCACCAACATTCCAACGCAGCATGCCTGCCTTCTCGAGAGCGCCGAGGTAGTAATAGGTCTGTGATCTAGCTTTGGCGACCATCGCTTCCTGACGATTCACCCATTGGTCCTGCGCACTCGTGATGATCTTTCCTATGCGCCTAGCTAGTCCGACCCATGCTTTCTCTTCTTCCACTAGCTCAGGAGCCACCTGAATCCTGCGGCCAAAGATAGCTTCTCTGCGTTTGCTCAAGACTGCCCCAAGATCTTTACCGATCTCACGAACGCTATCGCGGATGAATTGCATGGTAGAGATATCTTTGGTGAGCAGCCTCTTTGCATCTGGGTTGCCATCAACAGGCCTAAAGGAATCATAGAGAGCATCACCCGTTGGCGGAGTAGGATCACTGCCCTTCGGGTGTGTACCTCTGTAGATCCTTCTCCACCATGGCGTGCCGTCTGCACCAGGGCTGTCTAGGGCGTCATTACTCCATAGGTCTGCTCCGCGCTGCCTGAAATGAAGCTGAGTGCCTTCATCGAGTTTGCCTTGTCTAGAAGCTTTCTCGACGGCTTCCGTGGCTTTGCGGTTCACCTCCGAACCCAATGCACCACGGTTCAATGCATCGCGGCGGAAGTAGTTTACCGACATGCGTAGTCCGCCAAGAGTTGCCTTCGCGGGAAGCATGGTTCCTTTCAAACCTAGGACCGCTGCTTTGCCGGTAAGCTTCATCGGTGGTGCTACAACGATCCCTAAAGCTCTGCCTACCGTGGCTCCGACAGCGATATCGGCGTACCGGGGAACTTGGAATGTCTGATTGACGCTGTGCCCACCGCCGATTACCGCTTTGCCAGCAGCACGTCCAGCGGCTTCTCGTTTAGCACCTTTACCTACTTGGCTCTGCGCGATCTTCGCAGCTGCTCTTGTAGCACTAGTGAGAGCTTTGCGCCCTACCGTTGCCGATCCTCCGGTGAGTGCTATCTCTGTTGCTACCGCAGGGATCTCTCCGGCAAGCTCAAGCGCCGCACGGGTGGAAAAGTCCAGACCTAAGAGTTCATGCCGCTCAGTAAGTTTTGGCATAGCAGCATCTTGGATCGAGGTCTTCATCATGTACTGCTCATCGAGAGAAGGATCACGTCCTTCAGTGGAGCGGAAAACTTCTTTGCTCTGTTCAAAGAGGAGGCCCATCTGTGTCTCGTCCGAGGGATCGAGACGCTCTCCCCATCCTTCCGGTATCAGACCTTTACTGATATCGGATGTGAAGTCGAGTACATCACTGCCTATCTCTCTCGTAAGGTGAGATGCGAGTCCTCCCAGTCCTCGTTCGCCATAGACCTCACGCATCTCGCCGACACGCTGGATATCTTCGGTCACCGCGTGACGAGGGTAGTCAAGGACACTGAGTGCTTTTTGTGCAACAGGCGCAAGCGGTCCTAGCTGATCGAGGAAGGAGACACCGGATGTTCCTCCGGGCATCATCTTTCGCCTGCGTTCCTTCTCCTCTTCGGTAAGCATTAGTAGAAGATGAACCTTGTCCTAGGATCGGTATACGTCTTGGTCACACCACGCTCGAATTGAGGTAACTGTCCGTATCGTTTCGTCCATGGATCGGTCTCAAGGAATTCTTGGAATGTGGCTGGCGCTCGGCCCGAACGGTAGGCCGAACCGATCTCTCCGAGGTACTGGTTGTACACATCACCATAAGCTTGTTGGAAATAACGGCCACGGCGCGGGCTCGCTGCACCGAATGCTTGACCAGCAGGCGAACTGTAGTACTGCGTTGCTGGTCCCGACATAGTTAATAACATCGAACCCCAGTCGCTATTGGCTAGGAAATCGGTGAATGCATTAGGTGGCATCTCGCGTTCTCCCTATCCCCCGAATGCCAATCGTCCCGGTGCAACTGCTGCCGTTTCTTCAGTGCCCGCCACCCCTGGCTTGCTCCTCTCGAGATACCAGTCAAGGAAGCTCGATGCACTAGCTGCCGGTTGCGCTCCTGCATATGCGCTGAAGAGTTCATCGATCAGGCTGCTGATAGCTCCGCCCACGGCACCGCCGCGCTGATACTCACCACCAGCGGCTGCTGGACGTTGTAGTGCCAAGAGTTTGACGAGGTCTTGGACATTCGTACCAACGTCCGTTCCGGTGCCATACAACTTCCGGTAGGCACTAAGCTGGTTTGGAGTAAGACCTTCCATCGCTGCATATACTGGGTCACTCAGATCAAGCGCTGCGGCGTTCATTCCCGGACCACCCTCGTAGTAGGACGCTAATTGCGGCCCTGTCAGTCCTGCTATTCCCGCAATGCCCTGTGCCCTGGTGCGGAGTTGCTCCCCTGTCAATGGATCAACCCTAAGGTTTGTTGCGGTAGATGTGGGATAGGTAAATTGCGGTACTAAGCCCCCTACGTCACCGCCACCATAGCCACTGAGCCAGTTGGCAAAGGTGCCCCCATATGTGGGTTCCGCCAACTGAAATCTCGTTGTCAGTGGGGCTTCTTGACTATAGAAAGCTTGTCGTGCCGGACCTGGAGCCATGGCCTGTGCGAACTGATAGAACTCCTGTCCAGGGGTTCTCATCGTGCCGGGGCCAGCACCATATGCAGCCAGAATCTCATCGAGCGTTGCCATGATTCTCTCCTTACTTCACCATCGCTCTCATCCATGATTCAGTCGATCCGCCAGTACGTACCCACTCATCAAGACTATGCGTCATTACGTCCTGCATCCGTATCGTAGCCCATCGGTTCGCCCCTTGTGGCGCGCTGTAGGCACCAACGAGGTTACCAAGACGGCTCATGGCTGCACTGTCGGTTGGGTCCATGAGGAACTCACGTTGCCATACGAGATCAGCACTGGTGTCCTCTTGAAGCTGAACATTGTCCGTATTGAATGCCCTGCCTTCGTGTTGCGACATCGTGTCTCGCAGGTCTCGTAGGCTCTGACGGGTATCTTCACTATTCAGCACAGATACGTCCTGAAGGAATCCCTGTGCATACTTGTCGTAGTAGGTCGCTAGTTCTTGATCGAACCCGAGTCCAGCTTCACCCCATCTATAATCTGGGTCGGCTCCGTAAGGGGTAGGGCTTGTAGTAGACAAATGCGCCGACGGGGGCTGGGTGAGGTAGAACAAAGCTTCGGCATCGGCACTGAGGTGCGGGAGGAACTGACGCGCATTGGGTCGCTCTGAGCCTGGCATCTGGTTGAACTGGTTTTCAAATTGAGCCGAGTAAGGCGATGTATCTTCAGCCATGAATACATCTGATAGGTCTGCCTGACCGCCTTCAAAACCACCCATCTGGTCTTGATCGGTCGAAATCATTTTGTCGGCTACCCACTGACCGCCTTTCATTGTGTAGTCAACGCCATCCAGCGTCCTTTTCGAGCCCTCCCATGCCGGGTCGAGCGACCATCCTGTAATGGGGTCTACTCCCCAATCACGAATAGAGCCGTCTCCACCACCTTCACCGCCCCCGGTCATACCGCCACCACCTCCGCCTCCGCCTCCAGTTATACCGCCTCCGGTTCCACCACCCCCGGTCATACCGCCTCCGGTAGTGTCGCCGCCAGTAACAACTATCTGATTACCCGGCCCACCGGTAGCGGCGGTCACATTGGTGCCTTCAGTCATTGCGAGCGCGTTATCCAGTTGTCCCAGCGTGAAGCTCGATACGCCTTGATCCCTCAATCGATTGATGAATAGCTGGGCATCTTCCGGTGAGATCCATGGCTGCGCATCGGTAAGCCCGTCGGTGAAATCAATGATGAACTCATCGAGACTCTCCTTATCGTCCCAATCCCCAAGGAGCAACTCCACACGCCGGTTCTCATTTATCTGAGTTTGTATCCCTTGGGTAAGCTCACTTCCGCCCGTTAGTCCTGCTACGGTAGCTAGGCCGAAGTTCGAGAGTTGGTCTTTGGTGAAATCAACGACATCGCCGAACCAGTCGCTGATGGAGGCCTTGAATGGTCCGAGGTTGGGACTCCAGTCGAACAGGCCATCCCCATTCTCGTCTCCGTTATCGTCATAAACTTGCCAAGAAGGTGAGGCATAAGCAGTTTCGGTTGAGAATGGATTGAGTGCCCCTACCACATCGCCTGCCATATTGAACAGGTCGCCGAGGTTATCGAGCAGGCCATTATTGACGGCTATAGCATCGACGGTATCTACCAGATCGTCCACCGAGTCAGAGGCAGATTCCAGCGCCATATCCGTATCGTTGTAGAACCCATCGAAGTCGTACACGTTTGCGCCACTGAGAGAATCTATGCCGGGATAGAGTCCGATGAGACTGTCGACCTCGTTCGTGCTGAGGCTTGGTCCCCATGGTGTCATCGTTCCCGTCATGGGAGCGCCGGTTCTAACCTCTATCCCTCTCTGGTAGGTGGCCTTCTCTACCGCGAATGGGTCTCCCTGCTCGATCTCAAAGGGGTCGAGGTCATCCGAACCATCGTACCCCAGCATCTGATTGGTATGGTTGGTCAAGGCGTCGTCAAACGTAAGATCGTCGTACCACATATCGTGGTAGACAACTTCCGGTGCCCCTGTGTAGACAGACGCGAACATATCGGGAACGTGATCGGTATTGCGTCCCAACGGGCCAGGCATCACCATCTATGGGCCTCCTTGAGCGCCTGGCCGTGGCATGCCTGGTGGCACGTTTGGCCCAGCTTGTGGTACTGGCATCGGCGGAGGAACGCCCATCATGGCGTTCGGCATCACCTCTGGTGCCATGGTTGGAGGGCCACCGGGAGGCGGACCCATGGGCATAGGCGGGCCTTCTCCAGGCATAGGTGGCCCCATAGGAGGTTGTGGTGGCGCTGGAGGTGCTGATCGTTGTTCCGCAAGCTGTCGTTTCTGCATCAAGAGGTTCATCAGTTCACCGAGGTAGAACTGCGCGAGGTCTGACCGTCCCTGACGCTCTGATGCGCGTAAGAGAGTCCATAGCGCCGCCTCGGGAAGCATGCGCTCGGCCATCTGTTCCTTGATCGCATCGTCCATCTGGTCGGCGTCCTGCAATGTAAGGATGCGGTCGCGGATAGCGCGGTCGGAGAGTAGTGGGGTGGGGCCTTCGCGGGCGATCTGGGCCATGGAGTAGCGGGTCTTGTCGTCCTGCGGTAGCTGGCCGACGAGGTTGACCACGGGTTGGCCCGTACTCTTGATCATCTCGGGGGTTATCTCTTCGGTGAAGTAGACACGGTTCCTATCCATGCCCGATATCTCCATCGACTCGAACGATCCCGCCGAATACTGGTCTGCTATCAGATTGAATATCATCTGATAGGCCTTCTCGACACCCCTGAGGTACTTCGATACAACGGTCTCTACACCCTGTCTAAGGGTGTTGATCGCGAACCCGGAGAGTTGGAAGGGAAGCTCGCCGTAGACCGAGTAGGGGAGGGAGCCGCGCTGCATCTCACCAGAGACAAGCGTCATGAACGCTCCCGTCTCCTTCGCCATCTCGAGCAGTCCGAGGGGTTCGACGTTCTCGTTCTGGGCAAGGGCTATCTCCGAGCCCTCCAGGTAGGGGTCTTCATCGAGGGACTTCGTCCCGTCGCGAGACCGGACGATGAGACCCTGCCTGCGCGAGCGTGCGGTCAGTTCGAGCAGCGTACTCATCATCAGGTTGTGCTTTGGATAGAGATCCCTCGTAGACCGGAACACGGACTCGCCCACATCGGCTATCGTGTCTCTCATCGAAGACTGGGCGAGGCTCACGATATAGGGGTTCGCCCCGATGGGGCCGAGGAAGGCGGGCACCTGATCGGCTCCATGACGCTGTTGTTTCTTGATCACCCGCACCAACGAATTCCTATCGGAACCGTTGTGGATGATGATCGTGTTCATCTCCTTGTCGTAGAAGTCGTAGACCTCTATCCCGTCGGCAGAGTAGGGCGCATCCCAGTCGATCTTGACGTTGTACTGGGAGAAGATCTGGTCTTTCGTCTTCGCGACCTTGTAGCAGATCCAGTCCAGACCATCCGGCCCCGTTCCCCAATAGGTGTGAAGTGGGTCCCACGGGGTGATATCCACGTAGGTCGACCCGTCCGGTCTCTTCGCCAGCAAGGCCCTGCCTGCATACCAGCCGCGCACTGCGACGTACCAAGCAAGCTGGTCTCGTATCTCCGGTAGCATCGCTTTGCAGAGGCGTTCGTTCGCAGCCCGCTCCACCCCTATCAGGAACCGCTCCTTCATGTCGTTGCGTTCCCTGAGTTCGGGGTCGGCACCGTCATGGGGGATACGTACCGTCATATCCGCCCCTGATATCCAGCCGATCACCTTCTCCGCATAGGTCTGCGGTTCGTTCGAGGTGTAGGACTGATAGCCCTCTCCCGCGTCGTACGGCTCCAGGCGGTAGAGCGCGTGGTCATCCTGCATCCGCTGGCGCATGGGCTCGGTCGCGTCATAGTGCGCGTCAACGAGAGCTATGATGTCTTCCGGTTTCCGCCTCGCCATCTATGTCCACCTTCTGACGCGTATACGTTCTTTATCTTGGACGTATCCATAGCCGAATCGGTCTATCAAGCCATAGATAACGGCCTTGATGCCGTGGTTGTGCTTGTCCTCGGGTACATCCCCGACTATAGACCCATCCCTGTCGGTCTTCCAGCGGTATGCCTTGGTCTGTCCATCGAATGGGTTCGGCGCAGAGCCGAATTCCGACAGGATGCCATGGCACTTCGGCGAGAATACGATCCGGGGGGCGTGGGTCTTCGGGTTGATCTTCAGCCAGCCCTTGAGCCGCTCCGTCCCCTC